CGTCTTGGGATGAAACCAGCACCGGGGAATAAGTCTTCTGACCGCTTGTATGCCATCAGCCACAGATAAACGTGGACAAACCGTAATCGCCAGCCCAGCCTCCTCAAGCACTTCCTTACGCGATTTACCTGTGCCAAGTTCCCGTACTTGTACGTCATGCGGAAGGATTTGGTTAAACTGTTCATACTTGTTATCCCTCAGCCAGTTGACGTACCAGTCTAATCCTTGCCCGTGATTTTCGATGCAGTCAAGTAATCTAACTTCTTTTCCAGCCAGTTGAGCAATCCAGATAGTAGTGCTATCACCCATTCCAAGATCCCAAGCAGCAAAAGAGCGGCACAAGTCATCACGAGGAAAATCGCTAATACGACCAAGTTCCTCAAGATCGTTAATAAGTTTCCCAAAATAGCTCCCTTCCACAGCAGAATTAAAGTCGCATTCGAATTCTTGCCGATACTTGTCTTCACCCATCTCAAGCTGGGCTGCTTTAAGCTCAGACTGCGGCAGAATTTTTGTTTCGCTAGCCTTAAACTCTAGGTAAGCCCAGCCCTCGGTTTCCTTAGCTCTATCCGCTAGATCTCGGAAGTGATTCGCACCCTTAGGCGTACCTATGAATGAAGCCCAGCCTAGCCGGTCAGCTAGAGCAGGGCGAACAATCTCATTCCATATCTTTGGGTTTTGGTCACCGATCTCATCCAGCACCACACCATCGAAGTACTGGCCTCGTAATGAGTCTGCATTGTCTGAACCGTACAGGCTTATGCGCCTACCCCAGAAGTCAACCCGAAGCTCAGCAATGTTAGCTGTAGCTCCTAGCGGTCTTGTGTACTCGAGCAGGTAATCCCATGCTACCCGCTTGGCTTGGCTATACGTAGGTGCAATATATGCAAACCTTGGGTTAGGCTTGTCGCACTCTATCGCTGCTTTGATAAGGTGGTTGATTGCGCTAACAGTCTTTCCCATACGACGATGGGCAACCACCACAGTAAAACGATGCTGCTCAATGGCATCATGGATCTTTAGCTGCTGCTCTCTAGGCTCGTAGTTAATGACAATCTCTGTCACTTAACGTATCCGCAGTTCAAGCACTTGTTGTTTACTAGAAACGCACTGCACATAGGGCAGTTAGCCATCTGTCTATACTTCATTTCTTGCCTCCCCAACGGATTACCATCTCTTGAGCCTCACCATCTCTACCTGTTACCTCTGTCCTAGCCAGCTTAGGAATATGGTACTCAGATAGCTTCTGGATAATGTCCAATGCCTTATGAGGATCTTTATCAGCCACCTCATTAAGCCATCTATCCATGTTAGGAGCATTGCGCTCTAGTAGGCTAGCTATAGCCTCTCTTACGATAGTAGTAGACTTATTAGATGAGCCTTTAGGTCTACCCGGCCCAGCAGTACCGTCCCCTACTTTCCAGTTAGCTTTAGTTTCTTTAACTTCTGGTGTTTCCATAATTGCATTATCCTTTGGATGTCATGCCTACCTTATAACTATTACTTCACCTTCTGTCTCTATCCAAACCCTAGCACCACAAGACAATGGTTTATCTGGCCTGTAAATGATTTTGCTTGACCCTTTTATTTCTACCTCATGAGCGTAATTGTTATCTTTGTAAGTCTTTACAGTTAATACAGGGTCAACGCTACCAGTTTTTGCGTTCTTTTTAATTACGTGCTGATTTACATGGACTATTGTTTTCAATTTAGTAAGTTAAAAATGTTAAGTTTATTTGCGCTCTTGCTGGCTACCTAATAATCCTGTACCGATTATAGGTGCTGCTTGGAATAGTGGCTGACCTTTAGATACTCCTGCTTTCATTTCTGGTGTTATGTCTATGTAACGGATTGGTTCTTGTATACCATCAGCATTAACCTTAGTCTCCCCTACCTTAGCTCCCCACTTCTTACCGTACTTATCTAGGAACTTAGGATATATCTCATCGTAATACTTTTTCATTCCTTCGCCGCCGACTTGGAGATCAACTCCATCTAGCTTGCCCGTTTGTACCCCGCCACGATTTTCAGCAGCATCAACCTTCTCAAGCAGTTTTTTTGATGCCTCTTTGCCAATGAGACTTTCTAGCTTTTTAGGATCTGTAAACTGTTCATCAATAACTGGTCTTCCACCCCTGTTAGCTGTTAGCAGATAACCATCACCAGATTTATCTAGCACCAATGAATCAACCTGCTTACTTAAATCAAACCTAGCTGCTTGCTGACTACCTGTTGTCAATCCGATACGATCATACCCGTTCTCGGCCGCATGTTGAATTGCTCTCTTTAAGGCTAGTTGATACCAAGTATCTTTAAATGGAGCGTCTGGCACACCCATAACAGTTTCGTTTAGCGTATTTATCGCTCCATTGATAGCACTTTGCCTGTTGTAATCCCGGTTAATAATCACGTTAGGATTTGATGTTTTTCGTATTTCATAAACAGTATCACCAGCTTTGTTTTGCATCTCGGAAACAAAATAGTCATCTGGCAAGCTAGTTAATTGCCCCTTATACCCCTTATCCCTGCCAGCCTGATGCCAGTCGCTCTGTACTTCCTCAATAAGCAGCATCTTCTTACCGTCAGCATCTACTCTGTCATTGACTCGTAGATGGGCTAGGATATTTGGCTGACCGGGGAAATGAGAAGATTCATAAGAAGGCAAATCATCATTTTCATAAAACTTATCAAGCCTTGATCGTTCAATATCAGTCAAAGGAAGATTAGAAAGACCACCTTCTCCATATTTTGCCCTTAAAGAAGCAACATATTTATTATATTGACTCATATTTGATGGCATCGTCAGCAGCAACTCACGGTAGTTCTCACCACCCGGCAACGTGTACTGACCAAACTTAGGCAAGAACGCACCTTCATCCCCCGGCATCTCCTCACCCGGAAGCCTTGGTATCTTTGACTTTACTTCCTGAACATCAACGCGATTATTGGCAATGTAGTCCTGAACTTCCTGCTTAGTAACATTCTGCTTGCCCTTCAGGTAGTCATCCAGACCCATCCACTTAATCTCGTCAGCCCGTACATCCTGACCTTTCATAATGTCATTCAGGAATGCCTGACCAGCACCTTGTTTACGAGGACTTGCTATTGCAGCCTGTTCAACTGCACTGTAAAAGCCAATGTCAGACTTAGGAGCCGCTTGCAACAGACCGGGGGCATCCTGAATGCTCATTCCTACCGGCATGCCCTTAGTAGCCTTCAATGCCGCCTTACCAGTACCATATCCAACAGCGCCAAGAGTAGCCATATCCAATACATCCATTGGATTCGGAGCCTTGCCAATACCAATATCCGTATAAGCCCGTTGCGCCCCAGTAACTCCAAGCACATCTGCTGGCTTAATTGCGCTTAACAATTGATTTAAGTTAACTTGATTAGTCTGCAACCCACCGGGGAGAACCTCACCAGTAGGCTTTTGCTCAGGGCCAAAATTAAATCCTGTTGGTATCGTTACTTGAGCAGGAGCAGTAGCTGTCGGAAATAAAGCCTCAAGATTCAACGGGTTAGCAGTTACTACCTGCTGTGCATTAGGAAGAATCTGGTTCAAAAACTGAGCTACCCTACCAGCACCACTAGCCGCTAATTGAGCAGCATTAGGGTTAATAGGCGTAATTGTTCCAGACGTTCTCTGCTGTAAGTTTTGAACAGATGGCATTGGAACTTGACCTCTAGGATCAAGCCCCATACGCTGATTAAACAGAATCCGGTCTATCTCAGCTTGCGTTAGTTGTCTGGGCATCTCCGCCATATATCGCCTCGTACATATCCGGCCTGTTAGCCTTTATCCACTCTCGTGGCTCCTCGTGGCATTTCTTGTAATCCGTCCCTACCGTCTGGCTTCCTGCATGATGCACATAAGCCCTTGAGACAAAATGCCTAAATCCCGCTTTTTGCAGGTCATGGCATATTATATTATCGGAATACCAATTCGTGCTAGGAAACTTGGCTGTCTCCCATGCCTTCCTACTAATGGTAGCAAATATTGGTGCTATGACTCCTGTGGGCTTAATCATTGTCTCACTAGCCCATCGCAACCCTAGCTGCTGGTCTTCCTCTACCGGGAACCTAATGTTCTGGTCTGGTAATACATAGTCAGACCTAGCACCTAAGAATCCC